CGATGTACGGCCCATTGTTCAAAGAAATGGAGTCCGCGTTTTTTGGGTCAGATGCTGTGGGAAAGTTCTTTGTGAAGAAGATTCCAGTGTCTGATCGTCCTTCACTGCTGGAGCGTTTGTTCGGCGAACAGCAGTGTGTGATTGGTGATTTCTCCAGCTTTGAAAGCCACATGCGGGCTGAATTTGCAGACGCCATTCACTTCGGGATGAGTTGGATTGCTGGTGGTAAGCTCACGCCTCAAATGGCGGAGTGCCTCCGCGTGCACATGACGACTGTAAACCAATCATGGTTCAAGCAGTCCGGTGTGCGTGTGCAGGTGCCTCAGACTCTTATGTCTGGAGCTGTTTGGACATCGCTCGCTAACTGTATGTTGTCATTTGGGCTAGTGACGTACATGCGGTTGCGGGCCAAGTTCCCACACATGCAGCCGACGGAACTGGCTACGCATTTGGATGACGTGGTCGCGGTGTTTGAGGGTGACGACTCTCTGTGCCTGGGTGGGGCGTACGACACCGATCTCATCAATGCTCTGGGCTTGTTACTCAAGAGCAAAGTGGTGAACAACTTTGGCGAAGGAGACTTCTGCGGCATCACGAGACCTTTTAGGTCGCCCGCGCTGTTCACCGATCCAGTCAAGGTGTTTTGCAACATGTTTGTTGTCCCCGAGCAATACATGGATGCAAAGGCGAGCAAGCAGGACGGCCTGCTGCGCGCCAAAGCATTGTCCCTCTACTGGCTTTACTCATCATGTCCTGTGGTTGGTGCTCTTTGTTTCGCTGTTCTCAACAGAACACGTGGCAAGAGATTGTGCACTCAGCACTTGTCCCACCATCAGCAAGAGATCCTCTCACAAGTGAAGGGGAAATTCCACATGCAAGAGCCAAGACCAGCTACGCCCCAAGACAGAGAGGCGTTTGAGAGGTTGTACAACATTTCGCCCACGGAGCAGGTGGCGTTTGAGAAAGCGCTGTCTGCTTGGGGACTTGGTTCCCAGGTAGCCTTCAGACTTCCTGACGTCTTCATTCCCTACTCCATGTGGAGCGATTCCTACCTCACGTACGAAAAGACGTGGCCCATGCCTTCTTGGCGGGGAGATCGGTTACAACAAATGGACCGACTGGTGGGGGCAGGTCCGGTGTTACTTGCACCATTCCTGCTTAGTGGAGAGCTTGTTGCAGCCAAGTTCCATGTTACGCGAAGCCAAGCGAACACCACTTTTTACGCCGACTCTTTAGTCCGCCGAACCAAGACAAATCCGGCCATTGCCGGGGTCGTTGCACGACCTTAACCATGTGAAAATGTCTGTCCGACTCAAACCACCCTGCTCGGAGAGCCCCGCGAAGAGAC